AGCGAAAGCAGTGGCGACGTTCCACTAACCTCGCCCTCCAGTACCTACTTGTCACTGGTAATTGTCTTGAGTTTATGCAACCGGACAATTCAATTCGGATCTTCAGGCTGGACCAGTATTGCGTAAGTCGCGATATGTCCGGCGCACTTAAAGAGATCATCACAGAGGAATACCTTTCCCCTGAAGCCCTACCTGAAGAGGCGCGGGCAATGATCGCAACTGACGACTTCTCTCAGACTCGCGTCCCCCTCTACACCCACATCAAACTGGATAAGAAGGGTGTCTTTAAGGTCTACCAAGAGATCAACAGTAAGGTCGTATCGGGCTCACAAGGCGAGTATGAAGTACTCCCCTACAACGCCCTACGATACACGTCTGTTATTGGTGAGGATTACGGTCGTGGTAAGGTCGAGGAACACCTCCCCGACCTCCGCGCTATCGATGCACTTTCGAAGTCATTGATCGACGGTGCCGCTATGGCATCACGTAACGTCACTATGATCCGACCTAACGCGGCTGGTGGTATCAACCTACGCCGACGCTTCGCAAAGGCTGACAACGGTGACATCATTGTTGGCAACCCTGAAGACGTGGTCATGCTTCAATTCCAGAACAATAACGGTATGCAACTATGCGCCGCTGAACTGGAACGGCAGACCCGTGAAGTGTCCCAAGCATTCTTGATGGGTGCATCTACTGTTCGAGACTCTGAGCGTACGACGGCCTTTGAGGTCCGCCGCATGACAGAAGAACTCGAAGGTACTTTGGGTGGCGTCTACTCACAACTTAACCAAGAGATGCAACAAGCACGACTGAAGCGTCTGGTACTCCAGATGAAGCGGTTGAAGATGTTGCCTGATTGGCCGGAAGGTCTGATCGAACCTGTGATCCTCACGGGCCTCGAGACCTTGGGTCGTGAGCAAGACATTAGCCGAGTACAGACAGCACTCCAGTTCATTACTGGTATGCCTCCAGAAGTTCTCACCTATGTGAAGTTCGACGCGCTGTTAGGTAAGGCCTTCTATGGTTTGAACCTACCTGACGCAGTCCGCTCTGAGCAAGAAGTTCAACAGATCCAACAACAGCAAGCCCAACAACAGGCCATGATGGCCGGTGCCCAACAGTTCGCGTCTAACGCGGGCGGTGCGGCGGCGGACATGGTCGCGCAACAAGCGCAAGCGGCTCCACAGCAATAAGGAAATCATATGGCAGAAGCATCAGTCGTACCCGGCTCCGATGAGTACAACGAAGAGATGGCAGGTCTGTTTTCGAACCAAGACCAAATAGCACCTACTGCGGATCAACCCGACGAGGTCCCCGTTCCTGAACTACCTGAAGGCGGTTACGAAAAGTTCTACGACGCCAAGACAGGCGAGTACAACTGGCAGAACCACGCCAAGGAACTGGAGTATCGCCTTAACGGCAAGAAGCAGGAGCAGTTAACCGAAGAGCAAGTAGAGAACGTACGTAACGCGTCGCGAGATGAAGTTACTGATGTTGTCTCACGTGCTGGTTTGGATGCCAACCAACTCCAACAACAACTCAACGCCACCGGGCAACTCTCAGAAGATGCTTACGCCGCTCTCGCCAAACAAGGCTTGAGCCGTGAGTTGGTGGACGTCTACGTTGACAACTACAACTACCGCGTAAACTCTACCCGCGATGAGGCCTTGCGCCACATTGGTGGTGAGGCCGAGTGGAATGGGTTGTCACAGTGGGCGGCAGAAAACCTAACTGAAGGTGAAGTCACTCAGTACAACAACCTACTTGCCTCGAGCGAGTGGCGCGTTGCTATGGACGCTCTACGTGTCCGACGTGACTCTGCCTACGGCGAACCGCGTTTGATGGGCGGTGACCAGTCTATTAACGGCTCTGGCTTTGGCTACCGTTCCAAGTCTGAGATGAAATCAGACATGGCAGATGTACGCTACACCAAAGATCCTGCGTTCCGAAAGCAAGTCATGCAGAGGATGCAATCAGCAACATGGGATCTTGATCAGTAATGAAGTTGCATTGGGGGGACTAAATGTCCCCCTTTTTTTTGCAATTGAGGCGGGGTTCTGCCCTAGAGGCTTACAGCGTATCTAATGACTAGCCCTCAAGCGACGCGCTTGTGGTGATTTCTGATGTTCCTTGGCCGGAACTGACCGATATCTCCATGCCGAAATACCGATTACCAACTGACCCGCTACGGTGGACAATCTGATTGGGAAACGTGCGAAGGCGAAACATTTCACCTTTTCAACTTCCTTTTTAAATGGAGAACTTGCGATGGCTACTGGCACCGCTTCTTCCCCCGTTCGCTTTGGCGCTGGTCAATCTAGCCCTACCGATGTTCGTTCACTCTATTTGGACGTATTCGGTGGTGAGGTTCTGACCGCCTTTGACAATGCTACCGTCACTCTTGACAAGCACACAGTTAAAAGCCTGAACGGTGGAGCTAAATCTTACCGCTTCCCAAAAACGTGGAAGGCATCCGCAGAATATCATAATCCCGGCACTGAGTTGCTTGGAAATGACTTCACCACTGGCGAGACCACGATCAACGTGGACGACATTCTTGTGTCGCATTACGCCATTGCTGACTTGGATCGCATTCTGTCTCACTTCGATATGCGCTCGATCATCTCTAGCGAGATGGGCCGCGCCTTGGCTAAAGTGTTCGACAAGAACGTCTTCCGTCAAATCATTAAAGCCGCCCGCGACACTGGCTCTGCACCGTTCCCCGGTGGTGAGCGTGTGATCGACAGTGCACTCGCCGCTACCGGTGGTGTGTACAACGGCAAGGACTGGATCGACGCGATCCGCGACGCCAACATCAAGCTATATAACAAGGATGTCCCCGAAGATATGCCGCGTTACTTGGCTGTTAAGGCTGAAGTCTTTGATGCGATTAAGTTCGCCAAAGACGGCGACGGTAACTACATGATCTTGAACCGCGATTTCCAATCTACCGATATTGGTGGTGGTATCAACAAGCGCGCAGAGAGCATTGTTATCGACGGTGTAACCGTGGTTAAATCTCGCAACATCCCCGGCTCGGACGAGTCTGCCGCCACCGACGTGTACTCTAAGTACCGTGGTGACTACAGCACGACCGCTGGTGTGATGTGGTGTCCTCAAGCTGTGGCTACGGTCAAGCTGTTGGACATCAGTATGGAAACCGAGCGCGACGTTCGCCGCTTGGAAGACTTCATGGTCTCCAAGATGTTCGTCGGACACGGCACCATGCGTCCGGAAATGGCTGTGGAATTTGCCACCGCCTAATTCTCATTCGAGAAACAACCAAGGGCTACTCCTGCTTACGCGGGGGTGGCCCTTTTTTTTGAGGTATCAGAGATGCTTACAAAACTAGATGCAGTCAACATTGTTCTCAATGCTATTGGCGAAACACCGGTGTCCTCCCTGACCTCTGGTCTCCCTGACGCTGAGTCCGCTGAGTCAAAATTAGACGGGACAATTAAAGAAGTTCTGTCCAAAGGATGGCACCAAAACCTTGAGCGCTCAATTGTGATGAGCCGAAACAAGGATGGTGAGATTGTTGTTCCCCGTCAATATCTACGTGTTGACACTGTAGGGCGTGACGAGTCTATCAACGTAGTTATTCGCAAACAGTCCGGTAAACGGAAGCTGTTTGATGTAGCAAACTACTCATACAAAATCAGTAAAGATGTGGTCGTCGATGCAATCATTGAGATTGAATTTGATGCGCTCACATTTGAACTACAAAACTATATTGCGATGCGTGCGGCACGTAAGTTCCAAGAGTCCGCAATGGGCTCTGCCGCACTCGATGGCTTTGCTGTTCGACAGGAACAGGAAGCATACGCGGCGTTAATGGACGCAGAGGCTGAGAGTGAGGACAACAACATCCTCCGAAACAGCGCCCACGTCTTCTACGCCACATACCGCAATCACCCACTATCTGGGAGGTAACTCATGGGTAAACTGGTCGAGCAGTCTATCAAGACTTTATATCAAGGCGTCTCACGTCAGCCGGATCCTGTGCGACTGCCCGGTCAGGTTGAAGAGGCGGATAACATTCTGGTTTCAGTCGTGACCGGCGGTATTGAAAGCCGCCCCTCTTCGCGCCACCTCCGCACCTTTGAGGGTATATCTAAGGACGACACACCGGCTGTCTACGCGTATAGTCGAGACAACCTCGAGCAATACATGATCGTCATCAACAACGGCGACCTTCGTGTGTTTGACTTGAAAGGTGATGAGAAGGTTGTGGCCTTCCCGGACGGTAAGGAATACATCACCGGACTCACGTCACAAGACGTGTCTTTCGTGACCATCGCCGACTACACGATCATTGCTAACCGCAATCTAAAGACCCGGATGTTGCCCTCGGCTTACATCCCCGTCCATGATGCATTGATCAACGTACGTACGACTAACTCATCTACCAACTACGCAATTAAGATCATCAAGGATGGTGTGACTTACAACATCTGGTCGATGACAGTTACTAACGCCCAGAGTGCTACTCAGATGGCCGACCACATCATGGCCAATACGACACTACCGCCGGGCTTCACGTTCGAACGTACCGACACCACAATCTATTTGGTTGGTGATGGCCCCTTCGAGATCCAACACCTCGGCTCAGATCCAACGTATGGTCCTTGGACTATGGGTGACGTGGTGTCCGATCGTGTTTATCTTCCGATGACTGCACCAGAGGGTTACCCTATCCGCATCGGCGGCAACATCGATGGTGACCAATATGGCTATTGGGCTTCTTATTCTAAGGCAGATGGTGGCTGGATTGAATGTCCAGATCCATACGAGCAGAACGAGTTTGACTCACGAACGATGCCTCACTGGCTTATACGTAACGCTGATGGCACATTCACCTTCCAAGAGGGTGAATACACTCCTCGGATTGCTGGTGACATTGAAACCGTCCCACACCCCGACTTTGTCAATAACGAGATCACCTCTCTCGTGTTCCACCGTAACCGGTTGGGCATCGTGTCTGGTGAGACTGTGTTCTTCAGTCAGGCGGGTAAGTACTTTAAGTTCTGGCCGGACTTCGCTACGCAGTCGTTGGACTCAGACGCCTTTGGTCTGACGGTGTCTTCAGAAACCGTGAACAACCTACAGCACGCGATCGGGTTCCGTAAGTCACTCTTCTTGACGTCTAACAAGGCGCAGTACGAAGTGTCTGGTGCACAGCTATTGACGCCTTCAACCGCGTCCGTTGACTTGTCCACCACCTACCTCACTGAGAAGAAGTGTAAGCCAATCACGTTGGGTAACACGTTGTACTTTGCGGCCCAGTCTGGTCGTGACGCTATCGTGTTCGAATACCAGTACGACGATAACTCGGTGTCTAACGTGGCGGCTGACGTCACGCTACACGCGCTTGGTTACATCCCGGCCCCCATCATTCGCATGACTGGTGACCCTACTAACGATATGTTGATGTTGCTGGCAGAGCGGGATCGCTCAAGTCTGTTTATCTATAAGACATACGTCGATGGTGACACCAAGGCTCAGTCTGCTTGGGCGCGCTGGACCTACGGTGATGACGCTTCTATCAAATGGATGGAGGTTATCGATGGTGAGTTGTACATGATCCTATCGCGTGGTGATAGTGTCTTCTTTGAAAAGACGTTCTTACGTTACGAACTCTCACAAGAGAAGCACCCCTATCAGATCTCTATGGATCGTCAGGCGACCGTTGCCGGTGTTTACGACCCCACAACTGATACC